AGTATCTTATCGACCATGCTGAGCAATACGGCGTCGATCCGGAAGTTATCCGTCAGGCCAAGAAGCCCGCGAAGGTGAACCTCGTGGACGTCCCCGACGAGGAGGCTATCCGCTTGGGCCAGCTGTCGGCCCAAGACACGGAGAGCGGCGGCGTGGAGCGCATCAAGCCGTCGGCCACGGCGCAGAAGTTAGGCGACCGCATGGGGAACTTCGTCTCCATGCTCCTACGCGGCGAGGACGACGAGAGCTTTGCACAGCTCGTGGACCGCAACGGCGTGGACGTCGTGAAGTGGATGGCCCGTAACGGCATCATCTCACAGACGCAAGCGCAGAGCGCCCTGACGAGCGACGGACGCTTGGCGCCTGAGGCGATGAACGACCTGAAGGACGTGCTCTACCAGAGCATCTTCCAGAACGCACCCACACGCGCCAAGGAGATGTTTGCGCAGCTCCCGGCCAAGGCGCAGAAGGCCATACTCTCTACGGCGTTCCGCGACTACGACAGCGAGAAGCCCGACCGTATGCTGACGGAGATTCAAAACTCCATCACGGCCTTCAACGACCTGATGACCGACGAGAGCTTTGCACAAGCCGGCGACTACAAGTCGGCGCTTGCAGCTATCAACGGGTGGGGCCGTCAGCTTTCTTTGGGCGATACCGAGGCCGCTGCGGTCAATCCGATGGAAAAATATAGTAACTTTGCCCTGCGGTTGGCAGCGATGTACAAGGGCGAGAAGCAGGCCTCGATACAGAAGATGTTCAACGACCTCTATGACGCCATCCAAGGCAAGGGGGAAGACACACTCTTCGGCGAGGCCGACAAGACGCGCCACACACTCGTGGAGGCTATCCGTAAAATCTTTAATATAGAATACAATGGAAAAGATAGAAGCAATCTTTTGGGTGACGCAGTATCAGCAGGCACAGAAGGGCGACGAGGCAGCGAAGTCGAGAATCGAGACGGAGGAGGAACTGCGCCGGGAGCAGGGACTTCCGACGCTGGAGGAAGCACTCTTGGAGTACGCAAACAAGGAGGAAGCGGGGACGACGCCCAACAAATAAAGAAGGGCAACACCCCCGAAAGCGCAGCTACAACGTCACGCGAGGGTATTGCCCTTGACAGTGACACTCCTGCCAACGTGTCGGGAGATCTTGATGGGTCTACCATCCAAACCGCAGCGCGAGAGCCTCACGGACTTAGCACATCTCCCAACGAGCAAGAGAAGGGAGTTCCAGCAGATAGCAGCACGAGCGCTATAGCCGCTACCAATCAAGGTCAAGCTGCGCCGACCACTGGAAACCCCGTGGACAAAGGTACGGCCAAAGACGTTGCACCCCAAGAAGTTGGCACAGATTTAACGCAAAATAACCCGACGGCATCGGCACCCTCTCCGCAAGCCGTAGCCATTCAGAGCGCAGAGCAGGCCGTCGAAACACACCCGACCGACGCACAGAAGGAGGCCGGCAACTACCGCAAGGGCCATGCCCGCGTGGCAGGCTATGACATCACCATCGAGAACCCGGCCGGCTCCGTTCGTAGCGGTGTGGACCGCAGCGGACGACGTTGGGAACAGACGATGCAAAACACGTATGGGTACATACGCGGCACGGAAGGCACCGACGGCGACCATATCGACGTGTTCCTGTCACGAGACATGGATGCATGGAAGCAGGACGGACGCACCGTCTATGTGGTGGACCAGTACAACGAAGACGGGACGTTCGACGAGCACAAGGTGATGATGGGTTTCAACAGCCGCGAGGAAGCTGAGGCCGCCTATCTCTCCAACTACGAGAGCGGATGGGCTGACAAGCGCCGTATCGACATCACCGGCGTATCGGCCGACGACTTCAACGCATGGGTGAAGTCGAGCCACCGCAAGACCAAGGCCTTTGCAGACTACAAGAGCATCACGCCGGCAGAGGAAGGACCGCTCTCTGATGAAGACTACCAAAAGTATGAGAAACAGTTCGTTCAAGAGGCCAAAGAGCGCTATGAGGCCGCAGCGCAAGAAGACGCCACGCCCGAAATACTCCAAGCCAAGAGCGACGAATGGATAGCCCGGCGCATCGAGGAGCTGGAAAAGGATGCGCCCAGTCTGATAGACGGGCAGTATCTTTTTGACAACTTCTTTAGCCAAGACAACCATCCCACCAAGGAGCAGCTCAGACAAACCGCCGACCGAGCCGTAGAGGGTTCCGTCTACCTGCCACGACTGTACGCCGAGCAGGAACGCCGCAAGAACGAGGACCTGTTCCAGACGGCCAAGCGCATGGCGGCGCAGCCCATTGTTCCCAAGAAGGCCACATCTATCCGTCTTGCAGACTATACCTATAAGGACGAGAAGCACCCTGTCACAGCCGGAATATACTATGCCAACGGCAAGGGCACGGCTTATGACGGGCACATCTTAGTGGAACGCGACGAGAGTTATCCCAAAGAGTATGAAGGAACCATCCGAGGCAAAGATGGGAAAGTCATAGAAGGCAAAGCTTTGGCCACAGAGAAAGTGTTTGGCAACGCCGAGAGGTCACCGCGCAATCCGGTAGACGTGGAAGCTATGCGCCGCAATTTAGCCCGTGCATTAGAGGCACAAACGGCATTGGGAGATAAGTGGTACGGACTGGTTGAGGTCGCCAACGGAGACCAGGTGGGCTACTTTAGCCCGGAAAGCCTCAAGAAATTCTTAGACCTTATAGACACCGCACAAGGCGACGTTTCTGTCAGCGTCGGCGGCGCACAAGGTACCTCCCTGCTTCTACTCCAGAGCAATGGGCAGAGAGCTGTCTTGCAAGGGAAATGCGGCAATACGGGACCGGGACGTGCCATCGCCCCTGATAAGGGTAAGTATGCCATTCCCGGTCAGAATGTTTGTGTGGTGCGCGATGAGGTGGTGATGTTGCCACAAGAACATTTCCGTTCCGAGTTTGAAGGACTGGACAAACGGCTGCAAGACCCATCTTTAAAGCCGAAACAGCGCGCCACATTGGAGTATCTGCGGCGCATCGCAAACAATCCAACATTCACTCCCAGACGCTTACCATCACCCCTACATAGGCAAGCCGGAACGCCATCAGACAGCCCGTCGACGGCAATCCGCTTCCGTATGTCCAACAGCACCGCAGACTTCAAGGCACAGCAAGCCGCAGCCGTCAAGAGCCGTGGTCTCGTCATGCCCGGTCTGAACGAAAGTCAAGTGCGCGTTGTCTCCGTGCCGCGACATGAGTTTACGGGCAGCGGCAACCAGGCAATTAAAGCCGCCGGTGAATGGGCCAAAGAGCATATCGTAGGCAGCTATACAGCGACAGACAGCGCTGGCAAACCGTTCACCTTTGCAATCACCAAAGAATCCGTTGGAAAATATCTATCAGCGACGGCCACCACCAAAAGTGAAAATCTTGGCGTACATTTAGCTGTGCTCCAGAAACTTCCGGAAGTAATTTCCAATGGTATTGAGGTCGAAGTACACCCCAGTTATAAGAAAGGTAGCGACGGTGTGCGCTCTCCGGAGAACGGGATAGATGAAGATGTACTCATCCACCGATTCTACAGTGCCGCCAATATCGACGGTACGATGCATCGTGTCAAAACCACGATGATAGAGCATGCCAATAAAAACTCAGCAACACAACCACATTCATACGAGGTAACAAAAATAGAGGTGCTTCCTGAATCATCAGAAAACACCCCTATTACTGGAGCCCGATCATTCGCATCCTCAAGAGGTAAAACCTCAGGGGAGGATATTTTCGGGACTGCAAAGTTACTGCAAGGCGTTGAGAAATCCTACGATAAGGGCGTTAAAGTTCTTGAAGCCAGCGAGAAAGGCGGCGAAAATGACGAAATTGCCGATATTATCAGGCGGGCAAGAGCCGATAGTAGCTACATGAAGGCGCCCAACGGCAAGCCCACTCGCCTCACTGAGCGGCAATGGGCACAGGTGCGCACGCCGCAGTTCAAGGCATGGTTTGGTGATTGGGAGAAAGGTGAGGATAGCTCCAAGGTGCTGGACGAGAATGGTGAGCCTCTCGTGGTCTACCACGGGACAACCGCCTACGAGGAGAAACGCACCTGGAACGAGCAAAAGAAAGAGTACGACACCGAGTATAGTCCGTTTACGGTATTCAAGAGACGCGTGGACGGTCAGCGCAATGCCGGGTTCTTTTTCAATAGCAACCAGGACAATGCCGGAGGCTACGGGTACAACACTTACGACACCTACCTTGACCTGCGCAACCCGCTCATCATCGACTGTCATGGCGATAACTACAGCTCGATCCGTTTCGATGGAAAGGAGATGGATACCTATGGATGGGCTGAGTACGCTGAGAAAAATGGTTACGATGGACTCATCCTGCAGAATGTCAGCGATGGCGTAGGCTATGGCGACCTACAGCAGCCGACCACCGACTATGTGGCTTTCAAGCCCAATCAGATTAAGAGCGCCACGGATAACAATGGAGCTTTCAGACGAGGAAGTTCAGACATCCGCTTCCGTATGTCCAACAGCACCGCAGACTTCAAGGCACAGCAGACCGCAGCCGTCAAGAGCCGTGGCCTCGTCATGCCCGGTCTGAACGAAAGTCAAGTTCGCGTCGTCTCCGTGCCGCGCCATGAGTTTACGGGCAGCGGCAAAGAAGCACTCCAAGCAGCAGAGAAATGGGCCAACAAGCATATCGTGGGGAGCTACTCGGCAACAGACAGCGATGGCAAACCATTTGCTTTTGCTATCACCAAAGATTCTGTGGAGAAATACGTTTCGTCTTCAGCTACCAAGAAGAGCGAAAATATTGGTGTGCATTTAGCTGTACTCCAGAAACTTCCGGAAGTAATCTCCAATGGTATTGAGGTTGAAGTGCATCCAAGCTATAAAAAAGGTAGTGACGGCGTGCGCTCTCCGGAGAACGGGATAGATGAAGATAGATTGGTGCACCGTTTCTATAGTGCTGTAAACATCGACGGAGTAATGCGTCGTGTGAAAACCACGATGATAGAGTTTGAGGATCCATCTTCCGCTAAACATCCACACTCCTTCGAGGTAACAAAAATAGAGGTGCTTTCTGAATCATCAGAAAACACCCCTACTACTGGCGCCCTACGAATACCAACGCAACAGGATGATACCATAGGGACTGCAAAGGTACTGCAAGACAGCGAGAAAGCCAAAGATAGCGCCGTTAAAATTGGTGAAGAGGGCGCAAAAGAGGGCGACCAGACGAAAAAAGTAGAGGTGCTTCCTGAACCATCAGAAAACACCCCTACTACTGGCGCCCTATCACTCACATCCTCAAGAGGTAAAACCTCAGGGGAGGATATTTTAGGGACTGCAAAGTTACTGCAAGGCGTTGAGAAATCCTACGACAAGGGCGTTAAAGTTCTTGAATCCAGCGAAAAAAGCGGTGTGCGCTTCCGCTTCATTGGGGAGCAGGGCGCACGCAGGCTCGACGCACGAGAGGAAGCCACTGCGCGCATCGACAACCTCGCTGTGGCCCGTCAGATGGAGCAGAGCGGCCGCGACGCCTACGACATCAAGATAGCTACCGGATGGGAACGTGGCGCCGACCACAAGTGGCGCTACGAGCAGCCGGACTTTGAGTTTGCATCAGATGCAGACTTAGAAGCGCTGCGTCGGGAGGACATGAAGGGGTACAACAAGATTCGCCAAGAGATCGACCGCGGTGCAGGAAAGCTACGTATGCTCTACTATCGGTTGGACGAGCTGCCGGCACGTGGGCGCAGCGAAGAGCAGAAGGCTGAGGCCAAGCGGCTGAACCAAGCCATCAAGGACCAGATTGCCGCCAATCACAAGCTGGAGGACGACTTGGAGGCTTACGTACAAAGCACGAGGGTAAAGAAGCTTTCGGACTGCGTGCGCGACGCCAACGGTCTCTTTGACGCCTATCCGCAGTTGGCCAATCTCCCCGTGGAGTTTAAGGAGCTCCCGGAAGGCCTCAGAGGGCGTACACTCTCTGAAAACGGCGTGCCCACATACATCGTCATCAGCAGCGACTTGGACCGCAGACAGGTACGCAGCACGTTGGCCCACGAGGTGCAACACGCCATTCAGCAGATTGAAGGCTTTGCTCCCGGAGGAAACCCTGAGATGTTTGTTAAAAAGATGGAGATGCCGCTCTATGTCGAACGCTACAAAACCATTGGAGACAGAATCAAAGTGTTGGATGATCAAATTAGCGACATTCACAAACAGCTTCGAACGGAACACGAACTCTGTCGTCAGAAGCGGTCCGCCACAAGATCACGTGAAGAAATCATCGACATCAACAAAGCTTGGGACAAGCGAGAAAAAGAGCTTATTAAAAAGGCTAACAAGATTGACAAGGAGCGTTCCAAACTTCAGGAAGAGCGTGACAAGTTATACATGGACACAGAGCGGTTAGGCTTTAGCGGCTATCAAGCCTTAGCCGGCGAGGTAGAGGCCCGCAATGTGCAGAACCGCATCGACTATGAGCCGGAAGACCGCCGCAACTCGCCCGCCTTCGAGAGCGAGGACGTGGCCCGTGAGCATCAAATCTTCCTGAATGAAGCGCTCTCCTCCGTGGGGGATAAAAATAACGAAAGCCCTGCAAAAAGCAGAGCTTCCGAGCTAGAACAGCCCACTGCCGAAGCGAGTGCGTCCGTGGCCAAGGTCACCGCAAATGTAGTGGACAAGGCACGAACCGCCAAGAGCCTCAATGAATTATCGCCTAAAAACGAGCAGTTAGATGCCGAAAGCCGCAAATTGGCAGAGGTAAATAGCAAATTCAACGACGAACTTGACCAACAAATCAAGGGGACGCTACCCTCAGGCCACGTCTATGATTTAGGGCATCCCGGAAGCGTGTTGCAAATAGCAGGCGTTAGAGACCTCCCCATTCGCTTGACCGCAAGCCGCTTGGCGCTAAAGGCGTCGCCTGAATACAGAAGAAACCACCCCTTCGAGCTAAGTGACATCAAAGACCTACCTCAGGCGCTCAACCACCCGATAGCAGTCTTTGATTCTGCCACTGTCAAGGGGGCGACGGTTGTGCTCACAGAGCTGCAATCCAACGGCAAAAACTTTGTCGTGGCAATGAGCGTCCGTACAAGTGCCGACGGTAAGGCCATAGAGGCCGAAATCAATGACGTCCGAAGTATTTATCCCAAAGACCGCGCAGTCGGTGTCGCCGGATGGATAAATCGTGGTTATATGCGTTGGGTAGATAAGGATAAAATGAATAGCTTCCTCTCTACCCACCCGTCCAATCCAGGTGCAAGCAGAGAGGAAGCCGAAAAAACTCCTAAAGGAGTAGAAGTAGGCTCTGCGTCAGAGCTTTCATCCGCCGCAAAGGTAGTTGAAAGTTTTGAAAATCCAACACTTTCTGAGGAAAAAAATTTTCCACGCGTCCCCAATCCCCGCGATGTGACCGACCCGGAGGAGATGCGGCGCACCGTAGAGGACTGTGCCAAGAGCACGGGCCTGCCTATCAAGGTCGTGATGGACATCACGGAGCTGGAGAGCTACAAGAACGCCAGCGCCGACATACAGCGCCGCATGAGAGGCTGCAAGGCGCTCTTCAACCCCGCCACGGGCGAGACCGTCATCAACCTCTCCGCCCATAGCGACGTGGAGGACGTCATGGAATCGCTGCGCCACGAGATCATCGGCCACAAGAACCTGCGCGACATGCTTGGCAACGAGCGCATGAACATCTTCCTCGACTGGGCCTACCGCCACATGACCGAGGAGCTGCGCGGCCGCGTCCTCGACATCGCCCGCAAAAGCGGCATCGGCATTCGTGAGGCCACGGAGGAGTATTTCGCCCGTCTCGCCGAAAAACCCTTCGAGGCGATGAACGCCGTGGAGCGCACTATTTGGCAAAAGGTGAAGGACTTCTTGACGCGTATGCTCAATAAGTTCATGCGCACGCTCCACCTGCCCGAATGGGTGACGCTGAGCGACCGTGAGTGCCGCTGGATACTCCGCTTCGGCTGGGAGATGAACGAGAGCAATCCCATCAATCGGCGCACGGACCTGCCCGACGTCGTCAAGACGGCCCGTGTGGAGACCCTGCGCGCCGAGACGGGCATGGGCAGCAGCGACCGCGCGCCGCTGTTCCGCCCGGCGATTGACCCCAACGAGGACCTCCAGAGCATCATCACCCGGTCGGCCCTTGAGATGTCCGCCAAGCACCGCGACAACGTAGACATGCGCAACGACGCCTACGCCGCCGTCAGTCAGCAGCTCAACGGGCTACGCCGCGCGATGGCCGTGCAGCGCCGCTTCGACCGCTCGACAGTACAGGAGATGACAGACCTGACGCAGTCCCTGCTACAGGCCGGCATGTTAAGCAGCGCCACCGACGGCGAAATCAAGCGTATCTTGAGCGCCGTAAAGAACGCCACGGGTCGCACGGACATCAAAGACCAGGTGCATACAGTTCTGAGCATACTCATTGACAATCAGCTCCGTCAGCAAAAAAATACTTTTGACCAGCTGCTCTCTATCCGCGACACGAAAATCAATCAACAGGGCGTCCGCGCCCAAGGGGCACTCGACATCAACGGACAGCGCATGATTAAGGCACTGCGCGACGCCTTGGAGATAGACGAGAGCAGCTTGGCCGATAAACTCGAAGAGGCGACGAACGCCATGGGTGACACGGACGCCGTGAAACGAGAACAGGCCGCCATCGACTACGAGGCGCTGACCTATGCACAACGCTATCAGGAGGTCTACAAGAAGAGCCGCGCCGACGAGTTGGCGCTACGCGCAGAACTGAAACAGGCAGAGGCCGACCACAAGGCCGGCGACATGACCGATGAGGCCTACCGCCAGTTCTGCGAATCGGTCAACGAGCAGTTGGAGCAGAATATGCTGGAGCGCGCCGACGGTCTGCGTCAGCTCTCTTACGACTTAGGGCAGAGCTTAGCCGGCAGCCGCACCGCAGCACGCGAGTGGAAAGAGCGTGAGGTGGAGCGCGTGAACAACATTCACCACATGGCCAACGCCGACCTCCAAGGCCTGCCCTTTGACGAGCATCGCACGCCGGACTTCTTGGAGAAGGTCGTGAACTCCGCTCCCGTGAAGTTCCTGACCTCCACGCTGCCCACCTTCGATGCGTTCCTACGTCTCTTCTCACCCCATTCCGCCGGAGGAGAAGGGTATATGTACGACCACTACATGCGCTCCTACGTCACCTCATGCGAAAATGAGCGTAAGGGACTGAACGCCACCATGAAGCTGTTGGACAAAAAAGCAGAAGAAATCTTCGGGAAAGGGATGACGTGGCGCAAGGCGGCCATCGCTGCGCGACAGATGAAGCTGGCCAACGGAAAGACAGAGCACACCCTCTCCTTCTGGAGCGGAGGAGGCATGAAAGACTTCAAGGTGACGAGTAGTGAGCTGACCTACCTCTACATGGTCAATAAGATGCTTGACGGCAAGATGAAACTACGCCGCATGGGCATCGAAGATGAGCATATCGCCGCCATCAAGCAGGCCTTGGACCCGCGGCTCGTTGAACTTGCCGACTGGCTGCAAGAGGAGTTCTTCCCACAGACACGCGAGCGGTATAACGAGGTACACAAACGTATGTTTGGTGCCGGTATGTCGGCCATCGACAACTACGTCCCGCTCAAGATTCTCAAAGAATCGCTTGAGCGCAACGTGGATGTTGGCGCGCCCGACAAGAACGACCAACGTTCGGCCACGGTCACGGGGTCTGTCATCTCCCGTACTGTGAACTGCCAGCCCATCGACGTGCTCCACGGCGACGTCTTCAACATCGTAACCTCCCACGTCACCGACATGGAGCACTGGGCCGCCTTCTCTGAGTTTGCGCGCGACATCAACACGCTCGTCTCCTACAACCGCTTCCGCAACAAGGTACGTAATATGCACTCTGCGTTCGGTGCCGGTAATGAGCTGCTGAAGAAGTTCGAGACCACGTGCGCCATCGTCACCGGCAACTACCATAGCCCCGTGAGCGGCACGCTCGACCAAGCAGCCGTGAACTTAGCGAAGTTAGGCTCTACGGCCAAGGTGGGCTTCCGCCTCTATACGGCCTTCAAGCAGCTCTCTTCCATGCCAGCCTTCTTCCCAGAGACCACCCCCGTGGACTTCTTCAAGAGCGCCGTGACGCCCGGCAGCTCGTGGAACTGGTGTATGGAGAACCTGCCTATGTTCGAGAAACGCTGGGCGGGACGCGCGGCCGGCAACGAAAAGCTCCTCCCCACGGACCTTGACTGGGACTGGACGCGCAGCAACGTCGTCGAGAAGCTCACCCAATGGGGACTGACGCCCAACGCCTTTGTGGACGCGCTGACCGTCGCCATCGGCTCCAAAGCTGTCTACGACACACACCTGAAACGCTATCTGCGCTATGGCTTCGGACAGGAAGAGGCAGAGCGGCGCGCCCGTCAGGATGCAAGCATCATCTTCAACAAGACGCAGCAGTCCAGCGAGGGCGCTTTCATGAGCGAGATGCAGAAGCAGCGCTCATGGCTCTCCACGTCGCTCACCGTCTACCGCAACTCCCCCATCAGCTACGAACGTATGTTGGTGGAGGCCAACCGCAACCTCGTCAAGCGCCTGCAACCAGGTTTCAAGGAAGAATCCATCGCCTACATGCAGAAAAAGTTCGTATGGGAAGGTTTGGATGAGGAGCAGGCGGAGCGTGCAGCCCGACATGAGTATTACCGCACCGCCTGGCGCGACATCGCCAATATCGCCACCTTTGGCTACGCGATGCAGTTGGCATGGAACGTCTTCGGCAAGCTCCCCGGCCTGCTGCTTCCGCAGCTCTTCTCCGGCACCGACGAGGACGACCGCAAGAAGACCTTGCAGGAAGAGAATATCCACGCGCTGATCGGCGGGCAGGTGGAAGGCCTCACGGGCGGCGACATCATCAGCGACGGACTGACGAGCATCGTCACGGGAGGCAGCATCACCGACCTGACGAAAGATATGCCCGTGACGCAAGACATCGACAACATCGTCCGCGAGTTCGGCTATGACCGCTACGCAGCGCTCAACGACCTGCTGAACACGTTAGCATCCGTCACGACGGGCGCCAATCCCGCCACGTTCAGCGACGCTGCCGTGGCCATCTTCGATGCCTGCCAGGGCGACATGCCGACCATCCGGGAGGTGACGTTCTGTCTGGCCCGTATTGCCCAAGTGCCGCAGTCACAACTCAGCCAAATCTACTTCGAGGAGTTGGGGTGCATGGGCGATGAGGCCAAGACGCTCACGCCGCAGCAGGTTGCCGAGCGCTATGCCCGCTACAAGGTCATGAAAGGGGCACCGCTAATGCACTGGTTCTACAGTGATGAGGTACGCGACCAGCGCAAAGCCTCCTACGAGGAACAGGCGACAACGAAGCTCAAAGAGCAGTTGCTACGTCTTTACCCTCAGGAGGTGAACGACGCCTATGACCAAGCAGAAGAGATCTACAAGGACGTGTCGGTACGCGTCAAGGAGGGACGGGATAAGTTCGAGGAGGCAACAACAGATGAGCAGCGTGAGGCCCTAAGCCGCAGCTACGCCGCTATGACCGGGGAAGACGACTTCCGCATCTACCGCATCTTCAAGCTCTACAACAAGCATCTCTCCGACCTCTCCAAGAAGTACATGGAGGCCAAGACGCCGGCCGAGGCAACGCACTACCTGGAAGGGCTACGCTATTTCAAGCCCAAGATGATGGAGATTATCAACGCCGCAGATGAGGCTGAGAGCAACCGCAAGGCCGAAGAGCTGAGCCGTTGGTACAGCACCTTCCTCATGGAGCAGCCGAAGCCGTAAGTCCGCAAAAGATAAAACTCAAGAGCCGGGGGCAGGGGATATCTTTGCCTCCGGCTTAACGTATGACTATGGCAAATATAATCCGACTTATCCCCCTGTCTCACGTGCGCCCCAAGGAGGCGGACGAGATGGATAGCGTGGCACACGCCAAACACTACGAGGGGCGCCGTGCCTTCGACATCCTGCTGGAGGCGCAGCGCTACTGGGACAACATGGCGCAGTTCCGCCGCGACCGTGAGCGCAACAAACGCTACACTTACGGCGACCAATGGGGCGACATCATTGAGGTGAACGGCCGCTACATGACCGAGGAGGAATACATCAAGTCCAGAGGCTCCGTGCCGCTCAAAAATAATCTCATACGTCGCCTGGTAAAGAACGTGTTAGGGACATACCGTTCGCAGAGCAAAGAGCCGACATGCGTGGCCCGCGACCGCGACGAGCAGAAGTTGGGCGAGGTCATGTCCACGCTGCTCCAGTACAACATGCAGCTCAACCGCATGAAAGAAATCTACGGCCGCACGATGGAGGAATACCTGATCTCCGGTCTCATCGTCCACCGCAAACACTACGGCTGGCGCAACGACCGCTACGACTGCTGGACGGACATCGTGCCAACCAATAATTTCTTCATTGACACGACGACACGCGACCCGCGCGGGTGGGACGTCAGCTTCATCGGTGAGGTGCACGACATCTCGTTCAACGACATCTGTAGTGAGTTCGCACAGTCGCCGGAAGACTATCAGCGTTTTGCCAAAATCTACGCCACTGCCCGCGACCGAAGCTCCTTCTCCACCTACGCCGAGCGCTTTGGCTACCACCGTTTCAGCAACATCGACTTCTTCCTCCCCTCCTCCCCTGAGGTATGCCGTGTCATCGAGGTGTGGCGCAAGGAGACGAAGCCGCGCATCCGCTGCCACGACTACAACAACGGCGACCTCTATAAGGTAGAGGTTGAGGAACTACCGCTCATCGAGGCGCAGAACGCCGCCCGCATGGAGCAGGCCCGTCAGATGGGCATGGACCCGGCGGAGGTGCCCATCATCGAGACGGAGTGGTTTATCGACAACTACTGGTATTTCTACTACCTGACGCCGACAGGCGACATCCTGCGCGAGGGCGAGACGCCTTACGAGCATAAATCGCACCCCTACGTCTTCAAAGCTTACCCCTTCATCGACGGGGAGATACACTCGTTCGTCTCCGACGTCATCGACCAGCAGCGCTACACCAATCGGCTCATCACGATGTACGACTGGATCATGCGCTCATCGGCCAAGGGCGTGCTGCTCTTCCCGGAGACAGCCAAGAGCGACGCCTACAGCTGGGACGACATCGCAGAGCAGTGGAGCCGCTTCGACGGCATGATCGTCTACAAGCCCAAACAGGGCGTAGAAATTCCCCACCAGATAGCAGCCAACTCCACCAACATAGGTATCTCTGAGCTGCTGAACCTACAGCTGAAATTTTTCGAAGACATCTCCGGCGTCAACGGAGCGCTGCAAGGCAAGCCCGGCTACTCAGGAACGTCGGCGGCACTCTACTCCCAGCAGACACAGAACGCCACCACCTCGCTCTTAGACCTCTTGGACAGCTTCTCGATGTTCGTCACCGACGCGGCCTACAAGGACGTCAAGAACATCCAGCAGTTCTACGACGACCGACAAATCGTGAACATCGCCGGCACCAACGCCAAAATCACGGCCGACCCCAAGAAGATACGCGACACGGAGTTCGATCTGGCCATCATGGAGAGCACCTCGACACCCGCCTACCGTCAGTTGGCCAACGACATCCTCATGCAGCTGTGGCAGGCACAAGCCATCACCACAGAGATGTTCCTCGAACACGCTGACATTCCCTACGCCGACGACCTCCTACAGTCGCTCCAGGCGCAGAAGGAACAGGCCGCACAAGGAGAACAGCCACAAGGCTTCACGCCGGAGCAGATCGAACAGGCACAGCAAGGCGCTAACATGCAGGCCGTGAATCAGCTCTACCGCTCCATGCGCGGCGGTGCGCAGCCCCTGCCGCAGCAGATAGCCGGATAATTTGTTATTTTGTTTAATCATATCAATTGACAAGCAAGGGCGGCCTGTGAAGGTCGCCCTTGCTATTTCATGCGGCGTGAGCAGTGAGATGTTCCGTCCACAGTCGGCGCAGCCGGCCCACAAGGGCACGCAGCCCGTACTGCTCGCGGCGTCGCTGACGTCTGAGACGCGTGGCGTCGGCCCACCAGCGGAAGAAGTTCTCACGCTTGGCCGCGATATCCGCCGCCGACAGTGCGCCCTGACCGCCACGGCACGCGGTGTGGTAGAACGATTCGTTGACCAGGTCCAGGACCGACGCACGGTTTTGGATGTAGTGTTTCTGTTTGAAGGCACGGAACGTAGCCCGGTCGAAGATGTAGAGCTGACGGTCGGCCTTGGGCGACGGGATGACGAAATAGCGGTCGCCGGTAGCAGCATGGGCGGCGTCGGCCCGTTTGACAGCCTCACGCAATTGGAGCGAGGCGCGGAAGTGTGATAGTAGATTCATCTTGTTAATGTATTAAAAGCTCGCCTCGGAGATAGCCCGTGGCAGGGCGTGTGGTGACATAGTAAGACGGGGAATGACACGCGGCGGATCCATCTCGAAGAAGCAGATATGAAGGCCTATGGCGCGCGTCATCAGCAGGTCGTCGTGTTTGCCGGCAATGGCGCCGTAAGCGCCGTTGGGCTTGCGTTCGTAGAAGTTATATTCGTCCAGACAGCGCTCGTCGCGCTCCACGTAGCTGTGCTCACGTATCGCCATCACGAGTGTCGCTATCACCATCGGCTTAGTGGAGACGTTGGTATGGAAGCCGTACTTGAGTTCTTTGCCGTTGAGGATGTCTTCTTCCTTTTGCCGACGTGCGTAGATGTTGGGATAGACGTCGCGTATCTGCTGGAGGATAAACTGCGAGTTATCGCCGTCCACGTCGCGGTCCTTGTCATGCGTCTCCAAAGTGTTGCTTTCGATGACGAGGAGCGCGTCGTCGTAGAACGCCGCAATCTGCATCGCCTTCCACGAGAGGAGGTCCATGTCGATATGGCCGTACCACTGCGCCACGACCATCGGCTGGCCACCTTCGATCATGAAGAGCCTATCCAAGACCAAGATAACCGACCAGTCGGCCTTGCGACTGCGGCCACCAATATCGACAACGACGAGATAGCGATGGGTGACTTGCTCATCGGGGTCTACTTCCGGCAAATCCCACACCCACAAAAGGCCCTGATGATCCTCACGGAAGCGGACGCCTGTCAGTGCCCCCTTGCCCTTTTGTGCGTCGGCATAGACATCACCCACATAGCGCGGCGGGCGGCACGCCGGACGCAACTCCTCAATCTTGTATTTATCGAAGACGCGCTCGCCGGAGTGGACAAAGGCCTCGACGTCGTCCGAAGGAAACTCCGATGCCATCTCGCCGTGGTCTGTGTATTTGGCACGCTCCAGGACGTACCAGTTAATCGCTTCAAGGGTTGCCCCTTTCTGCCATAACCACCACAGAAACTTCCCCGGCTCCTCACGCGGCGTGAGGACATTGTCGTTGAGCCGATTCTCATAGAGACGTCCGGCGAACGCCGCTCGTTCTGCCCCCGTGGCGAACTCCTGAGCGTACATATCGATGTCGAACCACGAGATAAAGAGGGCCTGAAACTGCGAATAGCCGCGTTTGGCTGCGTCGTATTCTCGCTGGAAAAAGTTACCCGTGCCGTTGGCCGTCGATTCATAGACAATCATCGTATAGGGACGCAGTAGCACCCCGGAACAGGCTGACCGCACTATCTTCTCCGGCGACTTGCCGTCGGTGGTCTTCCAGACGCCCACCTCCGAGAGGTGCACCAAGTTGTAGTCACCGCCACGGCATCCGTCCGGACGTTCGGCGGTGCCGATTTTGATTTTGCAGTTGCGCTGGATGATACGCTGTATCTGGCCCGACTTACCGACGCCGACGGTCTTGGCCTCGTCGTCTTGATAGGCGTCGCCCATCGCGTGCAATAGCCGCGCAGGGTAAGCCTTAATCATACGGTCGAACATATCCTTAATTTCGTCAGAGCTGGAACCCTGGTGGGCGATAATCAAGGAGTTGAGGCCGACACGATGCACCAGCTGAAGCCACGCCATATACAACTGTGACGTCGTAGATCCGCCCCACTGACGTGCCTTCAACAAGACAATACGGATAGGCTTATCGGCCTTACGCATTGTCTCCAACACTTCCACAAACTTACGTTGTGGGCGCGTCAGCCGGAAGAGAATGTCGTCGCCGCCCCCTTTAGCCTTGATGTAGACAAACATCGCGGCCCAAAAGGCGAAGTCATACTTCATGCGTATACGCACCCATTGCTCGATGAGTTTGAGGCGGTCTTCCTCGTCGGTGGTGTGCAGGTCTTGCTCCAAGAAAGCTTGCAGCGTGCCGCGTCGAAGCACCTTGGCCACGAGGGGCACCGAAAGCATTTCTACGGGAAGCCACTGCCGAGGCATCGGAAAGTCCGCGATACGCACCTCGCGCCGCGCTCCGATGGAACCCTCGCCCGTGATGGGGTTGAAGGTCTTATGGTTCTGTGCCTGGCGTCGTTCATTTTCGGTCAGGAGTTGTGCGACCTCTTGATCCATTGGATAGGCGTGTTAAGAAGACCATAGATGAGGCCCGTGGCGTAGCCCCAGACGTGCGCGAGGCCGTTGGTGCCGGGCAGCAGGCAGCCCGCCACGACGTAGAAAATTATCCACGAGGTGAAATAGAGGCGCCGCTCCGTCCGCCATGTGACCGCACCAAAGAGGAAGAAGATAGCGCAGCTCAGGCCCACGGTGGGCGACGCGGACAGACACACCGTGGGGATGCACACTGCGGCCACGTAAGCCCAGCAGAGCGTGGAGAGCCGCACCCGGTAGACGAAAACCACCGAGAGCAGACACCAGACGTTGAGCAGTGCGTGCAGCAGGGTCGCGTGCAGCAGCGGGTAGCATAAGCGCGAGCTTATCCCTCCCGTCACCGTCAGGCCCCACGTGGCGACGGGCAGGGGCAGCAGGGCGGCGATGAGGACGATGAGGCTTAGCGCGAGCGCTGCCACTTTAGGATATGTTTCTTGTGCCATGCTTTCTTTGCGGGTTTGATGTAGAGACGTGCCGTGTCGGGCGAGAGATAAAACTGCGGTGCCGGCTGGTCGATGACGTAGCTGACAATCTGCCGGAGATGTGCCCCTTGCCATTGCTCTTCGCCCATCAGCTGACGTACACGCCGGAAGATCTCTTGGAACATCGCACGCTTCGAGGGCCGCATGTTCTTGAGGTCGTCGCCATGAAGCATTCCTGAAACCACAATGGCCGCGCGGAGCTCGGAGACCCAAAAGCGGCGTGACGGCATCTTGACAATCGCGCGGAAGGCTTCCTCCACGTCGATATGGGCGTGCGTGCGCAGATACTGATGGTAGGCGCGTAGTAAGTCCTGGGCCCTTTCGTCCTTGTGTTCCGAGGTGCAGCCGCTGTATTTCATAGGCAGGTTTATTAAGTCGTCCGACGCCTACAAATTTATTCTTTTAAGGTGAAAAGATAAAAGTGCGCTCCCGCCACGCGCTTTTATATTTGTGGCAGTTTTCCATACGATAATCCTATAAAACCATACAATTATGGCTACAGAACCGCAAGTTAAGTCCAAACGCGACGCGTTCGTCGATAGGCTCAAGGGGAAATATCCCGACGATTCTTTCGACGATGATGAGGCGCTTTTTGGACGAATTTCAGACGATTACGACGATTACGACCAACAAATCGGTCAGAGCCGCGAGCGCGAAGGCAAACTCGTCAAAATGTTCAAGTCCTCGCCCGAAGCGAGCCGTATGATGAACGACTGGGCCGAAGGCAAAGACCCGGTGCTCTCCTTTATCGCCATGTACGGGCAAGACATGGTGGACGCTGCCAACGACCCCGAAAAGCGCGAACAGGTAGCCGCTGCCAACAAAGAGTATGTGGACCGCATGACTGCTTCGCAGCAGTATGAGGAAGAATATCAGAAGAACCTCGACGCGCTGCCCGACGTCATGGACAAGGTGCAACAGGAAGACGGCTTGACGGACGACGACATGGACCAGGTCATGGAGCAGTTGGGCAAAATTGTCTCCGACGCTATTGTGGGCAAGTTCTCACCTGAGACGCTGCGTATGGTCTACAAAGCGCTCCACCACGACGCCGACGTGGCCACCGCAGCCGAAGAGGCTGAGGTACGTGGCCGCAACACGAAGATCAGCGAGAAGCTGCGTCAGGCCTCCGCCTCCGACGGGACGGCACAGCTGGCCGGCCGCAACGCCCAGGCCACTGCCAAACGCCCCGACTTAGGGGCCCTCTCCAAATTCGCCGACGACCAGGACATCTACACACGCGGCAACTTCAAACGTATCAAGCAATCATAACCCACTTATAATTTTTTTGAAGCAATGAAGAAAATTCTTAGCCTCCTGCCGGGTCTCCTCATGAGCCTGCTCGCCGTCGTCTTGGGCGCCTCTACGGGCGTGCTGATGGCCGACGCCACACCGCTCCCTGACGCCGGCGTCTCTGCTTCCGGAGCCGACGGCACCGGTGGCACCGGTGGTATCGCCACCGAAACACAAGGCCGCGCCGACGGCGACCCGGAACTCTACACCAAGGACGTTGACGCCCACATCGTCAAGATACGTCCCATGTGCACCCCGATTGATCAGATCTCCCGCTTCGCCAAGAGCCAGAAGACCGATTCTTTCGAGGTGAAGTTCTATTCCGTAGGCACGCGCCCCATCAAGTGCACGCTCAAGGAAGCTGTCACCGCACAGACCTCCGGCTCCAGCATCCCGTTGCCCGTCGATGACGATTCTATGTTCACCCTCGACGACACCATCCGCGTGGTCGGCATTAAAGGCATCACCGGCGTCAACGGCGTAGCCTACGACCAGGACAGCGAGAACACACCGGACCTCGTCTTAGCCGTCTGCGGCAAAGATTCTTCGACGAACAAGCCCACGGTGTTTGCCGTCAATGGGAATAAGAACAACAACGACCAGCCTATCCTGGTGCCCGCCATCCCCGCCGGAACGACACTGATCCGTATGGGCAAGGCCTGCGCCGAACTCGACGTCCAGACGGGACGTTTCAACAACCTCCCGACGGCCGAGATTCAGTACTGCCAGAACTTCATGATTCAGGTCGAACAGTCTACGTTCGACGCCATTGCCTCCAAAGAGGTGGACTGGAACTTCTCCGACATCGAGGAAGACAGCATCTACGACATGCGTTTAGGCCAGGAGAACTCGTTCCTCTTCGGCGCCAAGCAGAAGGTGAACCACGTCTCCAAAGACAATCAGCTGACCTACTACACCGGCGGCATCTGGTATCAGGCCGGCAAGGACATCGAGGTCGGCGAATGGGACACCAATAAGAAGCGCGCGGTCATCTCCGACGACAACCTCGTGGAGATCACCAAGGACCTCTTTGTCGGCACCGGCTGCGGCAACAAGCGCAAGATCATGTTCTGCGGCTCCGAGATGCTCGCCGCTCTCTCCAAGATTCAGAGCGAGAAGTTCCGTCTCAAGGATAGCGTTGAGGTCTGGAACCTAAAGTTCAAGAGTTGGGACACTGACTTCGGCGAAGTGCTCACCATCCATCACGAACTCTTCGACGCCAACGACATGAGCGACTACGCTTTGGCCATCGACCCGGAATACCTCTGTAAGCGCGTGCACGTCTCTTGGGGACGTAATGTGCTTGACCTCCAGAAGGCCGGCATCCGCAACACCAAGGCCGCCGTCATTCAGGAGGTAGCGTGCATCTATCTGCGCTACGCCAAGGCACACGCCCGTATGCGCTTGGCCCAGGCTCCGACAGCCTAACGAAGTTTGTGTTCTTAAATAACCTATTGGAAAGGGGCAAGCAGGGGATGAAGATGCTCCTACTTGCCCCTTTGATATTCAAAAGCTGCTCACAATGAAAAAATATATCGCAAAATCCCACCTCTCCATCAACGTCGTGGACGACAAGGGTAACAACATCCACGTGGTCTTCACGCCGCAGACGGGAGGCAACAGCGTGTTCTACACGGCCGACAAGACCCTGCAAGCGGCGCTCGAACGTCATTACAGGTTTGGCCATCTATTTCGCCTCGACCCCACCCAAACGACCGCAGCTACCCCCCTCGCAGAAGCGGCCACAGAACAGACTACAGACCCCACATCGGGAACGTCGGAAACAGAGAATGCACCTGAGGCAGAACCCGAAGCTCCCGTCAAAACCGTCACGGTCACGGACGCCGGTAGCGCTAAAGACTATCTGGCAACGAACTTCGGCATCAGCCGCACCAAGCTCAAGACCATCGCCCAGATTAAGGAAGTGGCCGCAGCCAACGGTGTGGCCTTCGTCGGCATTTAATACACACGGTTATGCTCAAGCAGGTAGACGATTTTGTAGCAGACGTGCGTGTGGCCATCGACATGAACCGCACCGACAACGCTCTGATCAAAGACGCCGACACAGAGACAGCACGGCTCAACGAGCTGATACGCTCGAAGCTGTGCGACGCCGTGCGGCTCACGGAGACCGAGTGTCCTGTGTCGCTCCTGGAGGGAGGTGTCAGCTTCATCGACCGCACGTGTAGTGTGGACGATAGCGGACGCATCACCATCTCGCTGCCACCGGACTTCATGCGCCTGGTGGCCTTCGAGATGAGCGATTGGCAGCGCGCTGTCTACGAGGCCCTCGACGAGACGGACGCCGCCTATCAGATGCTCCGTTCTCCCTACCGCGGCATTTCGGGCAGTCCGGAACGTCCCACCGTAGCCATTGTAACCAAATCGACAGGTCTCGTGCTGGAAGGCTACAGCAGCACGACAACCGCCACCCCCGAAGTAGCGCTCTATCGTGCCCTCCCGGTCATCGACGAGATCTACATCAAGCCAACCAATGAAATAGACGTAGAAGCCGATTCGTCGATTGAGCCGGAGGGGGAAGAGGTACGCATCCATAAAGAGTACATCGAAGTGGCCCCTAAGTGCTATCAGTCGGCCGTCTATCGAGCTGCCTACCTCACGCTGCTGACCGTCGGCGACCAGTTAGCGCCCTCCATGCTTGAACTTGCCAAATCCCTGCTTCAATGAGCGACAGAAACGTTATCGGACAGAACGTCACCGCCACGAAAGACGTAGCGGTGGGGCGCAATATGAGCGTCCAAGGCAACTCAACGTTCGCCCATAACGTGCGCATCGACGGCATCTTGGACGCCCCGAATCTACGCGGCGCCTGCAAGGGGCTGTTCGGCAGCGTGGAGGAGCTGCAAGAGGCCTACCCCGCGCCACGTGCCGGATGGTTCGCCCTGGTGGGCGACACCCTGCCTGCCTCGGTCTACCGCGCTCGACAGGGCCGATGGGTCGCTACCGGAGAGCAGGGCGGCGAGTTCCGCATTGACTTCACCTACCGCGACGATGACATCAACGCCATCTCCGAACAGCTCCGTCAGCTGATGGAGGCACTCTCCGGCGGCGGCACCCTCGACGAGAGCGACTACTTCAAGAACTTCCTGCGACGCGACCGCGAGGAGCGCACCGACTACCTCATGCGTCTCTTGGGTGGCGCCGACTTCGGAGACTTCGTGCGGTCGATGACAGCCGGCAAAGGCGCCGGCGTGGACGCAGCAGGCAACATGCAGGTAGAGAGCCTGGAAGTGCGGAGCTACATGAAAGTGATGGAGCTCATCCTGAACCGCCTGACGGCGATGGAGGGCGACTACACCTTCACGGAGAGTGGCACCGTGGAGAGCGTCACGGAGGTCCGTGAGGGCACCTATCTGCTGACCATGCGTAAGCGCTGGGACTACGACGTCCCGGCCTTCAAGGAGAACGACGTCCTCTACGGCATGGTGAACACCTTAGCCGTGGACGGAGGCTACTACACAAGCTGGTGCCGCGTCGTCGGCGTCAACCAGACGGCGGGCACCCTGACCGTCGTGCTTTATGGCGATGCTGAGGTGCCTGCGGGCAAGAACTACCCTCCCACCCCCGGCATGAACCTCGCGCGCCGCGGCAATGCCTTGGACACCGACCGTCAGGCCTGCTGGTATATCAGCTCCTCAGAAGGCGTCATCATGTATCTCGAAGGCGTCACCAAGCCCATCCTCGAAGAGGAGAACTACTACCTCTCCTTAGGGAAGCCCAAGCACCTGGAACTCTTCAACGGACTGCAACTCAACTACGACCACCCGTATCTTTTTGCACGCGGCGTCATCATCCAGGACCTTTTTCGCATCAATTACAAAGGCATACCCGTCTACAACATCGTGGACCGTGGTCTTTGGAACGCTACCTCCACCTATGTCAAAGGCTACGATGAGGCGTCGAGCTGTTATGTGCAACATCAGGTGTGGTGGGCCGACTGCTGTTGGCGCTGCCTGGTGCCGGAAGCCACCGTCGGCAAGGAACCCCGTTGGAATAACACCGAGTGGGTGTGTGTCGTCGGTGACACCAACTACACGCTCTCCATCACCTCGTCGGCGGGCAACTTCCTGCGCTACGGTCGGGAAAATACGACGCTCACGGCCACGCTTCGACACGGTTCAAAAGACATCACAGCCGACGCCTATCAAATCAGCTGGACGCGTGAATCGGGTCTCGACACGGAAGACGCCGTTTGGGCTGCCGGCCACCAGCTGGACGGCATGACGCTCCCCTTGACGCCGGAAGACATGCCCTCCAATTGGTATGAAGTGCGCCGCGTAGCGTTCCGCTGCACTATCACGCTCCTCGACGGCGACACATCGGAAGACAACACCATCAGCGAGGTGTTCAGCATCTCGTAACAACCCAGACACGCTATGAAAAAAGATTGTGCTTATCTGCTTTATGACCCACTCTCCCTGACGACGTCGCTGCTGTGCGTCGGCGGCGCAGAGAGCCAGACATGCAGCACCGTCACCGGCGAGCTGCTCTTCGATCCGGACCGCACACTGACGCCTCTCGTACTGCGTCCGACGCTCTGGATCACCGACCCCGACAAGGTGCTCACCGACGGCGACCACAGTGCGGACATCGTCTCCGTGCATTGGTACTTAGGCACCGACAGCTCCGGCGAGCTCATCCTCTCCGACAACAAAAGCTACCAACTCTCCGACAACGGCGAGCTTCAGGTGTGGAAGAATATCTCGCCGGATAGCCCGCAACCGCTCTATTTCGAGGGGAAGTTCTTGGACCCACGCACCGACAACGTCTACAGCATCTCGCACACCATCACGCTCACCTCGGCGTTGTCGAAAGAGGTGAAACTCCACCTACAGACCGACTGGGTGAACCCAATGGCTATTCCGGCGCTCAAGAACTTAGGCCAGCGCGCCCTAAACGTGGAGCTCTATAACGGCGAGCAACGCGTCGACGACGCCTATGCCCGCTACCGTTGGCTGATCTTAGACACAACGGCCGGCGGCTTCCGCGAGATCACCGATGAAGACCTTTGCTACGTCGCCGGTCAGGGCACGCGTAGTCTGACCATCGACCGACGCTTCATTGACAAGGAGCGCATCGTCTGTGAGGCCTACCTCTCCGGCTACCCGAACCTGATACAGCGCGCCTACTGCAAGGCCTACCGCGACTACGGGCAGTGGGAGGTCCGTGGCCCTGTCTTCACCACCGGTCGTTTCTTCCGTGCCACCACCGAGAGTGTCACTGTGGAGGCTCAGATCACGACACCCAAGGGCCAGCTCAGTGCCCCCGAAGAACATTTCGACATCACGCACTATCTGATAGGCCCCACCGGAGCCGAAGAAGTCATCAGCTATGGACAGTCGGCCACCGTGGACGGCGACAAGCTGCGACAAATGGATACCCGTCAGCCCACCTTTGGGGTCGACGTCTCCACACGCTCCGCGCTGCGGGCCTGCACGATCGACGGTGCCATCGCCACCATCAACGGGCAGACTATCTGTCTGCGTGTCCCCATCGACAACTAATATCCCCCTCTATGATACTCAAACTCTATGCCGTCCCCGCCACGATAGCGGCGGCCCTCAAACTCACCCGGCTCCGTAAGATGGACGCCGAAGGCAACTACCTGCTCTCCGCCTACGACCTGCAAGGCTATGGCATCGACCGTGCCCTCCGTGAGGGCGCCGAAGAACTCTCCGCGGCCGACGCACGTGCCCGTTTTTAATCTCTAATCATCCATCCTTCACGCTATGAATATCTCCGCAATAGACACCCTGGAGTGCATTGCCGACGGCGACACCATCGTCCCCGGCATGAGCTACGCGCTCCCTGCCGGCGTCGGCACGACGCAGTATTACAATCCGTCGGACAACTCCGTCACACCCTCGTACACCTCCGCCAATCCCGTCATCCTCTACCCCACCTGCTATTCGTCCGGCAAGGGCACCTACATCGAGCCGGACGCTAACTCCTATCAGTGGTATCTGAACTCGCCGCAGTCAGAAGAGAACCGTATCTTGGACAGCAAGGGGGCAACGACCACGCGCGACGCACGTTTTGAGGCAAGCACCTACACCGTGTCGGGCAAGACATTCCCCTGTCTGAAAATCGTAGACAACCTGGCCTCGTCCACGAATTTGAACGACGTGCTCATCTATTGTACGTTCACCTACGGCGGACTGTCAGTCACCTGCCACGGCACCATCGCCGTCAAGGAGACGACGGGCGATCTCTACAACGTGCTCATCAACTGCGTCAACACCGAGGGCTTGAACGACACGGTCATCGACTACGATACGGAATACCTGGCGCTGACCGCCTCCCTGCAAAACAACGGCGTCACGGTCAGTGATGCCACCGGAGCCGTCAAGTGGTTGCGCGCAACGGCCGCAGGCAACACGCAGGTGACCCACACCACCGGCGTCAGCGAGATTTCCACGACGGGCAACACGAAGCTCACCGACGATAAGCTCGTGCTCTACGACGCCGCCGTGGAAGGGGTGGAGGAATACTTCGCCGAAGTCGTCTACAACGGCATCACCTATCGAAGCGGCATCCAGGTAGCCGACATCCACGACCCCTATTACATCGAGATAGGGCGCAACCTCACCTCGTCGCTGGTCAAGGAATCACAAGAGGTCGTCTACACCCCTTCCGTCATCAATCGTAGCACCGGCAAGGCGGAGAGCGGCTGGACCTTCACCTTCTTGGCCACGGACCATAACGGCTACTCCGTGCAGCAGAGCGGCGTCACCACCTTCAAGATATCCGGCGCCGACATCAAGAAATACGGCACCATCTGCGTACACATCACAGCTACGAACTCCTAAACACCCAACGTTATGACTTGTACCGCAACAGACACGCTACAGCCCTACCCCGAAGACGGCAACGGCATCGTGAGCGAGACAACCTATTTCGTCGTGACGGAAACGGACACGGCACCAAGAGCGAGTGTGGCTATAGAACAGCACATCGGAGAAGAAGACACATATTCTTTTGATGCGATGGGCGAAGATTGGTCCGAAACGGCGCAGACGCCCACAGAAACCTACAAGTATCTATGGGCTTGCCGATATATCACCTACACCAAACAGCAGCCGGACCTCATAGGTCCCTACCTCGTAGCGACATATAGCAAAAACGGAGACGACGGTAACGGCATCAAGAGCGAGGTGACCTATTTCGCCGTGACGACGACGGCGACAGCACCGAGCGCCACGATATTGGAAGAAAATCGCATCAGCGGGAAGCATTATATGGTCGTATCTGACGACGACACAGAGTGGGATTCCGTAGCGCCTCCGCTTACAGCGACGAACAAGTATCTGTGGGCGTGCCGTTTCGTGCAATATACCCAAGCATCCCCCACCCTCATAGGCCCTTATATCGCCGGGACCTACGGTGAGACAGGTGACAGTGGCAAGGTGCCTTATCCGGCAGGGGCATGGGACGCCACCATCACCTATACGCCGACAGACCGGACGACGCCTTACGTGGAGCGTGATGGGCAGTATTACATCCTCGTGAAGACGACGGAGAGCCAAGGCGAAGACCCGGCATCGGAAGACTACAGCGACGTCTGGAAGCACATGGACAACTTCCAGTATATGCTGGTGAACGCCCTTGTGGCTAAGTTAGCGCGGGTGGGCGCAGCGGTGTTCTACGAAGACTTCATGATGTCACAATATGGCTACCACGACAACACGGGAGACACGAATTATACACCGTCAGAACCGGCGACCTGGGAACAATTGGTTAACTACGCCCTGTACGGCACCGAGGGGTGTGCTAAGTTCGTTCCGGAGCTACTTATCGACTTCAAGAATGGCAGACTGTTCGCTCAGGACGCCTGTATCAAGGGGACGGTCTACGCCACGGACGGCTCGTTCCAGGGTAAGGTGACGGCCATGGAGGGTTCGTTCAGCAACGGGACTATCTCCGACTGCACGATGGAGGATTGCAAGGCCACGCGCGGGACCTTTGAAGACGTGACAGTCACCGGCGAGATCACTGCGTCCGTACAACGGCGGAAAATACACGTCGGGGAAGGGGCGGAAGAAGTGGAGCCGCTGAATGGATCGGTGGTCTTCGGCAACGCATACGTCAAGCTTCCTTCGCTCGAAGAGAACGAGTTCATGGAGGTCCTAATCATAGCTCCATGCATTAGTAAAAACGACACTGGGGTAAAACTTGTCACCAATCAGTTGGCCAGCGGAGGAGGTGCAGTCATCTACACTTCGGCTAATATCGCAGGAGGTGACACGGTGAACGGGTACACCCCAGTAGGGGGCACGCGAAACATAGGCTGCGGTATCTTCAAGGTTTATGGTATTAATATCAATGGCCACGTATATTGGTTTGTGCATGCTTTGGAGACGGTATAAATGATTTTCCAACAACTTAAAACATATTCAAACAATGGCAAAGACAATAGACTTGGCGACGGGGCTTCCGGACATGGAGGTCTGCGACCTCTTGAACGACAAGGTGATGGGCTACAGCGCCTCGCGGAAGGCGTGGGGCATGATGCCCGTAAGGTTTGTGGGCAACGCGGGGTATGCGGCCCGCCGGTGGAACGTGAATGACGCCTCGCCGGTGGGCGAAGTGGCCGGCAGCATCGACTACCTCAGAATGCTCCCCGACCTCTTGGGCTTGGGATGCTACCTGGTACAGGACGACCACACGCGCACGAAGCTCTCGAAGGCGGACCACTACCGCGACGAGAACGGCAACGCCGTGAAGCTCGACGGCACGCAGGGACAGTATATGTGGGGCTGGAAGACAAAATGGTATTACGCGTTTTGGACGGAAGGCGACTACTATTATGAGGCGGCGTCGCTCAGCCCCATCGCCGGTCATCTGAACTACGAGATCCCCGTGGCGAGTATGTCGGCCTTAGGCGTCGGCGTCATAGACAATACGAACTCGATGTTGGTGTCGGTCATCTCGGACGCAGCGCAATACCGCGGCGGTGATAACAGCAGCCTTTCCCAAGCGAAAGACGGCACCTACAAGACACTACTTGGACGCGCCGCCACAAATATGCTGCACGCCTATTACGAGGAATCAGCGCTGAAACACGGCGAAGGCTGGGGCGCCAGCTGGTATGGGCACTGGAACATCATGGGTGCGCTGTTCCGCATCATCTTCGGGACGCGCAACGTACAGACAGACTTCACGACGGAGAAAGACAGTAGAGGTCTGTATCAAGGCGGCTTCGGTCCGGGCGTGACAGAATTCTCGAAATACTGGAACAGCAAGTTCGCCCTGTATCCGTTCCTCCCGACGAGCGTGGGTGTGGAAATAGGCGACGGCTGCGGCATTTCAGAATATACCGTGACGGATGACGACGGCACGGAACTGGGCACGGTACAGGTGCCGGTAATGTTCGGGCTGAAAAACTTCTACGGCTATCTGTGGCGTTGGTTAGGCGGCATCCTGATCAGCTGGGATGCAGATTCCGTCGGGCATATCTTTGTGAACCGCCACTTCTACACCCAGAAGAACTCGCCAGAGTCGACGGACGGGCTGATAGAGGTGGGTCTCTGCGCCGACCAATCGACAGGGGATAGCTGGATGATTCAGACGGTGATGATGGACTATCTCTGTGGCATCCCGACGGAGAGTGGCGGGTCCGCATCGACCTACTATTGCGATAGCTGCTGGTTGTATCCCACTGCCTCCGCACTCCGTCGGCCGTATGTGGGTGCAGGCGCCAGCCACGGGAGCAGTGCGGGATTGGCAGCCGTGCGTCTGGGCTCCATACGGTCTTTTGATACCTTCATTGGCGCGCCCCTCTGCGAAGCAGCATCCGACTGGGACACAGAACCGTTCATGGCGGGCTAATCAGGCACATAAAACACTTACGACAATGAAAAGAAGCATCTACAGCGAGCGGCGCACGTTACAGCGCTACGACAGTCAGCACGTCATCGCCTACCTCAATGAGGAGGTGCTGGAAGACTACACGCCTCAGTCGTCCGAGAGCGCAGCAGGCGAGACAGCGGTCACGCCCGATACGGGTACTTATTATGCCTACAGCGGCACGGAAGCAGACGGCGGCACCATCATCGAGGCACTGCTGACGGGCCGGCCGACCGCGGCCGACCGCGACACACTCATCAACGGCGTCATCCGAACCCGCTACAGCCAAAGCGAGGAAGACGCCATCAAGACGCACCAGCTGCTCCTCGTGTCGGGTAGCGCCACAGAGAGTAAACAGCAGGCCTACACCGAGGAATGGCAGGCGTTCTGCGCCTGGAGAGAGGAGGCCATAGCCGTCGTGGACGGATGGATAGCCGACACGCCACAGTCTTAATCTAAAAGGAGGACCTAACCATGACACTCGTAGATCTAACAGCCATCATCGGCGCTTTGGGGGGCATCGAGCTGATCAAGTTCTTTGCCAACCGTTCGAGCGACAAACGCATCAACAACGCCCACGCCTCGACGGAGGAGTTCACAGCCCTCAAGGCGCAGAACGAATACCTGACAAAGCTACTGAACGAATGGATCGCACGCTACGACGACCAGACACGCCGGCTGCGCACCACGCAAGACACCCTCTTCGAGGCCGAACGACGCGCCGCCGACAAAGACCTACGCATCGCCTACCTCCAGTTTTGGCGCTGTGAGGACGCTAACTGCCCCTCGCGCAAGCCGCCGGGACGGCTGCTCCACGGCCTCGTCTACAGCGACGGTGTCACCCCCGACGAACATCCCGACACCTCACATCCTGAACCCACACAACACCCTAACGATGAAAATCCTTCTTGACAACGGCCACGGCGTAGAGACGCCGGGCAAGCGCTCCCCGGACGGAGCCTTTAGAGAATATAAGTTTGCGCGCGACATGGCCACCGAGATTGTGCGCAAGCTGAAGTCCCGCGGCGTGGAGGCCGAACGCATCGTCCCCGAAGAAACGGACGTCCCCCTATCCGAACGCGTGCGCCGCGTCAACGCCTACTGCGACAAGTTAGGCGCCGACAACGTGCTGCTCGTCTCCATCCACTGTAATGCCGCCGGCGACGGGACGAAATGGATGAACGCACGCGGCTGGAGCGCCTACACCTCCCGCGGCCAGACACGCGCCGACCGATTGGCCACGGCACTGTGCCAAGCCGCACACCGCCACCTCGAAGGGCTGAAGATCCGAGAGGACTATTCCGACGGCGACGCCGACATCGAGGCGGGCTTCTACATCCTGACGCGCACCCGTTGCGCCGCCGTCCTGACGGAGAACTTCTTCATGGACAACCGCGAGGACCTGGAGTTTCTCGAATCGCCGGAGAGCATCGACGCGATTGCACAGCTTCATGTCGACGGCATCCTCGACTACATCAACGGTTAGCCTATGGGACGCACTCTGACTTACTACCTGCGCGTCTTAGGCATGAGCATGTTGGTCGCACTGTGGATCATGATGATTGTGGCGCTATCCGGCGTGATATGCCGCAGCTGTCAAGACCCGACGCCGACGCCAGCGCTGACGCAACAGCACGACACCGTCATCATCCACGACACGCTCTACATCGACACGCCCACGCCGCGCGACAGCGTCCGGCTGTGTTATGTCTACCGCACACTGCTTCGGGCCGATAGCGTCCGGAGCAGCGCGCCGACAGATCGCCTCGACGCTCCGCCGCCCTCCGACAGCGTGCGCGTCGAGATGCCCATCAGCTATCTCACGTATGAAGGCGCCGACTATAAAGCCTACGTCAGCGGCTATGAGGCCCGACTGGACAGCCTGCGCATCTTCCGCACGACACAGCAGATTCGCACCACCGAGACGCAGCGCGCCTCTCGGTGGTGCGTCGGCGTCACAGCAGGCTACGGTTGCACCACCGCCGGGCTGCAACCTTTCGTGGGCATCAGCCTCTGTTACCGGCTCTTTGCGTTGTAGCCGCGGACTGATAAAGATAAAATACACGCTGCCCCGGACGGGCTATCTTTGCACGTATGAACGTTTCCCTATCCATCGATAAAACCGACGTCTACGACGAGGTTACCAAGACGACCCATTACAGCGGAGCCAAAGCCGTGGGTGAAGACCCGGCCGTAGCCTTCGACCGCATCGCCCTGACGAGTGCCGACCGAGAGCTGCTCGACCGCTACTGGGGCGAGGCCTGCGCGATGGCCACGGAGTGCGTCCGGCAGTTCGTCGAAGAAGTCGGGACGCAGACCGCGGCGTCCACAGCATACACCGCCACGCTCTCCCTTCCCCCGAACTACGACACAAATCTCACAGACAGCATCTTACTTTCGCTGAGGAGCTTCTTTGTGAACTACATCGTGGCCAAGTGGAACATGTCGGCCAACAAGCCCGACGTCAGCGCCTACATGACGGAGGCTGGCAATATGCTCTCCGACGTGCGCTCTAAGATATACTATCGCAAGCGACCCACCTACAGCAGACCCAAAGACACCGGGCTCAGCAAACGTCCCGACACCTGGACGGAAGTGGAAGAAGGCGACAGTGACGACGAATAATCCATAACACCCTACGACAATGACAGAAGCCAAAGTAACCCTCTACGTGTCGGAACTTGTGTTCGACATACAGAACAAGACGCACCTCACCGGCCGCAGCCGCGACAATGCGCAAGACCCGTCGCTGGCCGCCAATATGCAAGCCAGTGATGACGACGACGAACAAATCAAGCGCAGCATCGGCAACGCTTTTGCGCAGCTCAAAACAACACTCAGTGAGTATCTCGGCGAGAGCGACACCACAGCGTCGAACATTCTCGACGCAGATTCTGAGACGTTGAACCTTACGCTCAAGGTGCCTGCCAACTTCAACTTCGCCGTCATCCCGGCTATCACGGCCGCCGCCCATCAATATCTCGTGAACATTGCACTCTACGACTGGTTCACCATCACCAACAAGGCAGACGCCGCGGACTACGCCAAGCTTGCGTCCGACGCCGTCGATAGCATCAACGAGGCGATTAACAAGCGCGTGCGTCCGACGTATGTAAAACCGACAACGGACGACGGGCAGGCCACCACCGAGGGATAATGACTAACGTCGACGCTCCATGAGTTATCTGCATATAGACCACACCCACCATGAAGGCGGGACCGCCTCGCAGCGCATCTTGGGGACGCTTGTCTTTAAGCGCTCCGAGTTGCTCTACGACGTGGGCAACTACGCCTTTGTGGAGGGAGATATTCGGGAGGCAAAGAGCGAACACGAGCGGCACCAGGTTATCGACATCGCCCAAGAGGGCAATGTCGACCGTGTCAACCGCATCCTCGACCTGGCCTATCACGAGGCTATAGCAATGCTCTATCCCTACACCGAGGAGCCGGCCACTGACGACGTCACGCTCTCCGATGAGCTGTCCGCTCCGGAGTGCTATATTGTTCGGCTATCGCTGCCCACCCATTTCTCAGCCACGACCATCACGCTGCTCTCGAAACTGCTACATGAGTATCTGGTCAGCCGCGTCATGCAAGATTGGATGAGCATCACCAACGCCTCCGCCGAAGCCCATTGGAGAGAGAAATGCGACCAGCTGCGTGCGGCGGTGTCGTCTGCGCTGACAGCACGGGGCTGCGTGGCACGCCGACGGTTACATCCTTTTTGAGATTTTGATTTAGAGTTAGTGTATTATATTGTGTTTTTTGACCCTTCCTGAGGCACAATCCACGACATAGTAAAGTTTTTATTTCGATTGTGAATTTGTTGCTTCTGCGGCCCGAACTGTGAAGTCCGGGCCGCAGATGTAATTGTCCCCCAAGGAAGCCCATCAGTGCAGTCTGTGCGTGAAACGCGGTATCTCGTCGATGGTGCAACCGCTGAGGCGGTCGGCCGCCGTCAGCGTGCCAACCACGCAGACGATGAAGTATTTATAGGGCGTGCCGGAGATGTTGCGTAGGGCAGCTCCGTTCACTCCCTCAATAAAATACCAGTGGATGAGGTCGCGCGAAGCATAAAGCAGCACGCCCATGGCAGCGGCCGGGAAACGGCCTCGCTGGATGCAAACACGCACGGTCTTCAGGACGTCGGGAAGGTCCAACTTCAGGGGTCGGGTCACCAGCTCGAAGGCCACAGAGGTCTCGTCGCTTTGGGACAAGTCTACCACGTGGCTCTCACGATCGATGGCATAGGCCTCCGGATAGGCATTGAGCGTGCTTTCGAGCGTTGATCGGATGAGGCCCCAAGTATGTGTCGCGATGTCGTAGAGATAAGCATGGCGGTACTTAGGGTTGAAGACGACGATATTCTGGTCGATGTAGTTATAGACCATCCGACATTCCTTAATGTAGCTGAGGAATGGGACGCTGTCTACAAAGACAGTGTCGGGGAACGCCCCGCTGTACAGGGGCAGGTCGTCCACACAGATAAGTCCCTCTTCGGACTTCGCACCGAAGCTCTCACTGAGGCAGCGTGTGGTGTTGCCGGCAAGCTCCATGATGCCGCGCGCCGTGGCGAAGATGACGCTCTGATCTAACTGACAGAGGCTCTCCGCGCTGAGCAGCACGTCGCGCGTCACGGGGGAACGTGCGCTGAACGTCCCCGTCTGCGTCGTCTCCAAGGCCCAGACGCCCTCGTCGCAGAAAGCGTAGACAGGGTACTGTCCGAACTGTCCCTCACTGAGCGGCTTGACGGCAGCGGCGATGGTGAGGACCTTGCCGGTGCCGACAGTGATAATTCCCGACGCAGGAAAGTAGAACGGGTCATTGACCTGAGATTCATAGACTTTGTTGGAGACGGGGACGAGGTCGCTGACGGTAGGTGCCGTAGCTTCCACCGCTCCCGGACGCGACGTATTGTAGGGAAGTAGGGCATAGGCGCCGTTGAGGTAGTCATGAGGCGTCAGTGCCACGTCGTAGTCGTAGTAGTTATGGCTCTCACCATCATCGCTGAGGCCGCCATACACGCGGATACGCATCTTGTAGGCGTTGCTATTGGGATAGAAGAGATAACAACCCCATGAGAAGGGGACCTTGCCGGTCAGCGTCACCTGGCTGCCATCCGACATATCACTCTCGACGACGTACTCCCCTCCGTTATCACGGATGTAGACGCACACGGAGTAAGGACGGTTACGCAAAAGCCAGGTCCGGTTCGTGGCTTCGCTAAATGTCATCTTCGTGCCGTCTTCGGTCAGAGTGAGGTATTTGTTCACATACGGCCGGATGGCGTAAGGGTGATAGCCTTTGTAGAGGGTACGCTTAATGCCGGAGAGCAACAAGCGCTGATTGTAGTTATACGCCATCGTAGCGGAGAGCTTGTCGTGCGTCAGATAGTCGTCGGTCATGGTCTCACGCGACGTGAGCGACTGGAGGTAGTCGTCGGCAATCTCGATATCCACACGTCTGTCCGTTCTCAGATCCGACAGCTGTAGGCTCACAAGCTTATAGAAGAGCGACGTGGAGGAGAGCGTGTTGTAGGTATTGTCCGTGTCGGTTGAGACGGTGGTGCCGATTACGTTGGAGGCGGTTGCTCCGGAAGCCGTGAACGTCTTGGTGGGTAATAGTATATACGCGGCCGGCAGTTGCCGGTCGGCCTTGAAATACATCTTGTAGATCTCCGAAAAGGTGTATGTGGCATAGCAATCCTCCATCAGCGTCACGTCGCCCACAGTGTGATCGTTAGCGACGCCGCTGCTACTACTGCCCGACCGTTGTAGCTCGCCCACAAACTTGTTGTAAGCGAAGACGTCATTACGGTCCAAAAACGATGTAGTTGGATAGGTAGATAACATGGAAGTTTTACAAGCATAGACAGCCCCGGTCACCTCTCCACTTTGGTCGTAGGTGTAGATGGGGGCAGAGACGAAAACGTCCACGCTCTTGACGATGTCTTTCCAGCGCTCCAACTCTTGAATTTCATCTTCCACCAGGGCGATGTAATCCAACGTGGCAGCCACCAGAATCGTATCCGTATAGAAGGCGTAACCGTTATCGTTCTTATCGATATCGGTGGCAATGACCATCGGGCCATGCGTGAGGGGCGTCATCAGCACCGGTGCAGAGTGACAGACCAAGCTGCCATCGTAGAGGCGTAGTGCATAACGCACGAAGAAGGGATAGACGAAACGACCTTTCTTGGGTCCCTCGTTTTCCGTAAAGCTGTTGAGTATGGCTAAGATGCCGGGGCTAAACTTGGTGCGTTCTTCGGATGTGAACGTCGTGATAGAATCGAAACGTTTGACGTCCGTCGTCGCCCCGTCGTTCTCCACAAAACGATAGGAGCGCGGGTAACCTTTCAGACCGAAGTTCAGCGACACCTCCGGCAGGCGGTCGCCGAGGAGCGTATAGGCACCGTCAGCCCACAACAGGTAGTAGATACCTGTCTCGCCCACGGCGATCAACGTGTTGCCCACCGACGAGAAACTCGCGACGCCCGTGATGTCTCCCAAGGAGTTGACGCCGGAGCCGCCTTGAGGCGTCCAGGTGGCCGAACCGTTGAGGTTATAGACGTAGTTCGTGCCGCTGGACGTCTTATGCAGGTAGACCGCCGTAGCCCCCGTAGGAAGCGATGCGATGACTTTAGGGGGCATGACGGGGCGTAGTGTGCCGTCGACCTGCGTGAGGTTGAAGCTGAAGCGTAAGTCGCCGTCCGGCGACGTATAGTCGTCCGGGCGGGTGGACATGCCGGTGTATCTAATTTCCTTCATAGGTCTGGGGTATAGGGGTTGCTAAGATGAGTGATGATGGTGAGGGCTTTCCTGCCATAGGCCGTGACGACGTCGCCCACGGGGAGGTGTACATAGTTGCGGCCTTGGGCTCCGGCCACCGCTAACATCGTGCGTGCCAGGCGCACACTGTTGAAGCGGAAGTGCTTGCCGCCAGGGTTCGTCTCACGGCACTGTGCGCGGTGTCTGCACCGAGGCTCCGTGGCCGCAGCAAAGAGAAAATACTCATGGCCGTCACTGGCCACGTCCACGACGTCGCCGTGTCGGAGCCCTAAGGTCTTCACGACGTAGGAAGAGAGTTCAACACGTCCGTCGCTGTAGAAGGAGACATCTGTGCGGCGCGTCGGTCCGATGATACGTTTCAAGGTTTCCATGGACGCAGGTATTGGTAGACGATGATATGTCGGCCGCTGTCAGCAAGCCACGTCCGCGTGCGGCGCACATACAGCTTGGCTCGCCGACCGTGAAGGTCGTAGTCGTAAAGTACCCTATTGACGGTAGGGCAGAGGCTTGCAAAGCCGACGCAGTGGTGGCGACTGTTATATTGCACCGCACTGACGCCGGCGCACTGCGCTGTGACCGGAGCGTTGATGGCAAAGCTATAGACGTCCCGACTGCCCCGCTCGATGAAGCTGAACGCCGTGGCACCGGCTATCTCTCCGTAGTTATCCCGGCAAATAAGACGGACGAGCTGCGGGCTGAACGTCACGGAGTTGTCCGTACCATCCACGGTGACATAGTAGGGAGAACCGTAGGTCTCCACGACGTAGCGTAGCCTATAGTAAAGCGAGCGTGCCGACAGCCATAGCCGACGCAACCGATGTTGAAGCTTAGGGAAGACAATCATGACAGATTAGAGTTTAAGACGTTGAGAACGGAAGCTGTGCATCTCGACGTAATAGAATGTTGCATTGCTGCGTAGCTCCTCGCGACGCTGTTCGGCCTCGGCACGGCTCTTGAAGATGTCGGAGGTGAGGAAATACATTTCCTTACCACGCGTGCCAACCACGACTGCGTAGTATTTCCGACCCAATAGGGCGTCGACGATTTCGCCGACGGTGTCGGCAATACCCTGAATGACGGTTTTCTGTGGGTTCATAGCAAAAGGATATTATAGTTCTCTAACTTGAAGTTTGATGTCGATGAAAAGCCGACTTCCCCGGAACAGATTGTTGAAGTAGGCGATGAGGGCATCTTCGACGAACTGTCTGGGGCGACGGACGACGACCGGCGAACCATCTTCCAGCCGGAAGCCGGAGACGTCGAGCGTCTCACCCTCGTAGTCGGTTAAAACAGCGGACTGTATCACGTAAGGTTTCATGGGCGGTTGTGTTTGTGTTTTGTGGCGGATGATGAGGTAAGTGGCAGACTGAGCGGTTATTCCGCGTCGAACAGTCCTTTCTCGTCGATGGGATAGAGCGTTGAGGCGTCGATAAAATGGAATGGGGAGCGTCCGCGTTCCAAGACGACAGTGTCGTCGTAGAGCGCCGGAATGGGTTTGTCATACTTCTTCCCACGCCAGTCGGCAGTCAGCTCTACGTACCATCCCGTGACCCATTTATTGCAGCTCACTAACTTAGCGGCATATCTCTGCGGTCTCATAGCGTCCTCCTCGCTAAACGTTTGAAGATGATGTTCGTCCGGTCGCTCCGGGTGTTCTCCCAGCACGTTCCGAAGGGACCGCGTTCACGCCGATAGTCGTCCGCGCACGTAGCTTCTTCCGTGGTGTGAAAATGGCATCCCTCACACAACACGCCGTTGGCCTTTTGGGCGATGTAGTCGTAGTTTCCGACGGCAAAAATCTCTCCTATTTTTCGTTCCATAGTTTTATCTATCAGTTTTGTAAGTCTTGTAAGTCTTTTTGATTCGTTTCACGCAGCGCCTTGACGAAGTCGTCCGCGTCAACAACGGAAATACGAGCGTTTCCGGCCAAGTCTTTTTCGATCCAATGTCTGTAGATCTCGACGGCGATGTCCGTGCGAAGCTTTGTGTAGTTCGTGGTATCTTTTGCCTCTCTTTGATGGGGCGTTGAGCCAAACGATATTTCCGGCTGGTCATCACCTAAGAAGGTGACGCCGGCGAACTTGATATCTTCAATCTCCAGCTCCTCGCCGAAGTCCCCCACCTCTACGATCTCTTCCGCAGGGTTGAGCGCAAATATGGCTTTTACGTGGCACCATGTGCCGTTAATCTTTATTTCCATTCCGTTATGTGATTTGATAGTTACTTGCTTTGATAACAGGTTGTTTTACGATGACAGCCCCCCAACGCAGCAGGGCACATTTGGCTGCCTTGTAGGTCTTGAATACCTTAGGCGAAATCTCCCCGTTGTCCAGACAGACCGCTTTGTAGGCGTGGCTGCGGTCGGGCAGCACCTCGTAGAAGATGGAGAACAAACACTCCTGCTTCTTGAAAGGCCCCCACGAGATAATCTTTTTGAAATATTCCATAGCTCAAAGGTGTTAAAGGTGTTTTCTCAATGAGGCGTACTTGCCCGGAATATCTTGCCACGCTTGAACGCGACAGGTCATCATACAGTTTCCTCCTCAGGTTCTTTCGTGATGGTGATACGCACGCGCTGAGGCGAGTTCTTAAAGGTAAGTTCCGGGAATAGCTCCTCCGGCAGACCGCGCATAAACGAATTGACGGCATACCACGACCCATTGACGCTGATGGGACGATGTGTAAACAGTGCAAGGGAGGGATGATAGTAGGGCGTTTGCCGGTCTCTTGCCACCCAATAGACGTCGTTATGAATCGTCTTGACATCTTCTCTTACTATCTTTTTCATAGGTCAAATTGTCTTTTCAAAAAGTCATTTTTCTCAATCTCCGCATCGAACTTATCTGCGGTAAGGTGGGTATCGAAGTCCGTAATTAGAGCAGTTATACATCCACCCCTATCATCATCTACGCTAAGCGGTACGGCATAGATAGTATAATTTCCAACATGGAGCAATACGGGTTGTCTCGTATCACGCCAATCGCACTCAATGATATTGTGAACAAATTCGGCGTCTGCGGCCAATGAAATGTCCCATTGCTCCTTGTCGCTACACCTTCCTTTGATAACAATGGTGCGATGTCCTCTGTGCCGTCCATCTGTACCGAAATAGATTAGTCGTTTCATTCGATTACACATTGATGTATGTTTGGTTTATGTTGTTTCTATATTCCGACAGACCGCTTTGCCCATCTCCAGCTGTTCGGAATTACCGAACAACTCGCTGGGATCTTTGTCCTGCTCCACCGCTTCTCGAATCGCTTTGGCCGCCACGGTGGCGCTGCCTAACTTCTTGCAGAGCGCGGCGATACCGGTGTTAATCGCTAAGTCCTCATTGGGGTCGAATCCTTCAGGGACACGAGTATGGGTCTCACGGGCCAAGAGATGGCAGAAGAGATAGACCTTGTAGGTCAGCGAAGCGACGGAGACCCATTGGGCATGGTGGATGATACCTCCGGCCACTTGCTCGTTGAGGCTATACTCCGCCTTCTGCACCGCCACGGCTGCCTGGCACGTCTTGAGCGCCATGATCGCCACGGCCATGAGGGCATCTTCCTTCACCCCTACCCGGCCCAAGGAGAGCTGGATGGCATAACGGGTCCGCTCGACGAAAGGTCCACAGACATCTTCCAGATTGTCGTTCATGTCGGCGAACTGTACGAGCCGCTCCATAGCGTCGCCTTCCCCGGAGCGAACGCGGTCAGTGATGGTGTCGCGGTACTTGTTGGCTTCCGCCTCAATGACGTTGAGTTTCTGCTTTACCTCACGCCGATAATAGCGAGACTTCCGGACGCGTTCGGCCATCCGGAGCACCTGCTGCGCTGCCAGCTCGTTAGCCATCAGCGTGTGGAAGACCGCCAACTCGATGCGGCGCACTTCCGGTGTGTCTTCGTCGCGGCACATGTAGGCCGCCTCGTGGGCGTTCAGCCGCTGTAGGTCGTAGCCGATGAGGTCCGGCGTGATGGTGCTGAACGGGGCACTGCCACGCGCCGTCGGTCGCAGGTTAATTCGTTGTTGATGTTCCATGTCTCATGTTTCTTGTATGATTTTTCGGCATAAATGCGCAAGAATAAGCCATAAATGCGCAAGAATGTAGTTTACCTACGGTAAGAATCCGCCTCGAAGACGATTTGGTCCATCATCTCGCGCAGCCTATCGCCGACACGTTCACTGTAACGCTCCGTGATTTGCGGCGGCGTGAGGTTGGTGGAGATGATGGTGGGGAGCCGCTTGGCATAGCGGTACTCCACCAGCTCCGTGAACGGGTTGCGGACGTTGCCGTAGTCCACGATTTCCGCCGGCTCCGTCCCCAAGTCGTCGATGGCGATGAGGCTACCCCGGCAAATCGCGTCGAAGGCATCACGCTTGTCGCCGCGAGCCGCTACGGCCAAGTCACGAGCGCTGTAGATGGCGAGGTCCACCGCCCCGTCGAAGCCGGCGGAGCTGATGAGCTGGCACTCGTCCAGATAGCGCAGCACTGAGGCCAAGGCATAGAGCATCGTCGTCTTGCCGTTGCCATAAAGGCCGCTGAACATGAGGCCGAAGTGTTGGCAGTCGGATGAGGTCAGTATCTGGGCCAGCCGTCGGATGTTGGCCTCCGTGGAGGTGTCGAACTGGAAGGCCATGAAGCGCTGCTCCACTTGTGCCCGGTAGTAGCCCAAGAGCATCAGGTAGGTCTGCTGCTCGGTCATCGGGATGCGCAAACTAAAACGCGGCCTTGTAGTCACTTGCCGTTCGGCCAGCCGGGTCCACCCGTCGGCGTCTTTCGGCCACTGCCGTAGCGGTGCTTTGGGTTCTGTTGTTGTTTTCATCTCTGCGTTTTGCTAACTGGATGGCGAGCCACTGCGTGAAGTGGCTCTTCGTGTCGGCCATGTCGGTGTGCTGCTTGCCCTGACAGAGGCAGTGCGCCGAGAAACGGTCTATCCACGCCGACAGCTCACGGTCGTCGAGCCGCTCCGAAAGGCACACATAGTCACGCCAGACGACGTCACCCTTCAGGAACTTCACGTCGCTCTCCAATCTCACCTTCAACTCCTCTCCACCCATCGGCGGCGACGGTGGCGGCGGCGGCGTTTTTTTTGGATCGTCGTCAGACGATCTTTTTATTTTATTTTTCTTTACTTTACTTTGTGTACCAAATGCGGAGTTTATGTCGTTTCTTGCGCAGTTATCTTGAATAATTGTACATTTATTCTCGATTGTTGTACATTTATCCGTATTCTTGTCTGCCTTTGTGCAAGAATCAATCAACCGAAATTCGTCGATGACATGCTTCCGTCGGGCCATTTCGCACACGTCGCGGTAGCGTTCCTGTATGCCACGTGAGGTCAGGATGCGCTCCTTTTCGTAGAGGTCTTTGTCGAAGAGACCTATCTCCAGACAGCGCTCGATTGTGGCGCTGATGTACGCCTCTTCGAAGCCGGTTTGTTCCGAGACGACAAAGGGTATGTCGTCGTCCCATCGTAGGTAGTAGCCGTCCTTGTAGATGTAGCAAAGCAGGAGCGTATAGACCGTCACTGCTTCGCCGCCCTGATACTTGATGAGCTTACGAATCCTAAGGTCCTGGAAGAAGTCCACGTCGAGGGGATAGTAATCCAGACCACGTTTGCATGTGCGAGCCATATTGTTGGGTTAAGTAATACTATGTTTCTTTGATACGAATCCCGTAGCGGTGGAGCATCAGCTTGCGCTTGATGACATACTCCGGCGTTCGGAATCCCTTGGTGTCTTCCACCACCGTCGCGCCCGTCGCTGCGTCCGTGTAGACGAAGTCGGCCACATAGGAGCACTCACGCTCCACGAGATGTCCCTCCGCGTCGCGCTGTGCTGGCAGCAGCTCGTAGCGCACCTGCTCCCGAAGGTCGCAGATGAGGCCTTGGTCCTGAAGCTTACGCAGATGGACGGCGCGATAGTATTCCTTGCGGGAGGCGTGGCCAAGTGCACGCCGGGCGTTGTACTTATTCATCAGTGAGCAGCGGAAGATTGCGCAGCTGTCCGGACGGCTTGAAGCGAATAGAGCGTCGGGCTGGGATGTCTATCGTCCGGTTTTGGGTGATGTTACGCCCCTTGCGTGCCCGGTACGTGTGGCTCTGGAAAGTTCCCAATCCGCGCAGAAAGATGTCTTCCCCGTCGGTCAGCGTCTTCCCCACCGTTTCGATGAAGGCCGTGAGGATGAGGTCTACCTCTCCATAGACGATGCCTGTGCGCTGTACAAGCGCAGTAGCTAATTCATGCTTAGTCATGTGACGAATTGTTTTTAGTTATTGTGATGTTTGAAGTTGCAGCCGATTGTAAAAGTGCCCGGTGGAGGAATCGAACCCCGACGCCGCAGAGAGCAATACAAACCATGATGGAAACTCTCCACGCTTCTTTCCCAACGGTGGAACACCGGACGTTTGGTCTACATGTATCATCGCGACGGAAGTAGACCGGAAACCTGATTAAGTGTCACAAACCGCAAAACAGGTCGTTCAGCCGGTTCATCGCTAAATCAAAGTTTCCTTGAATAGTAGGGGCCAGTACGGGAATCGAACCCGAAGCGTACGATAGGTATGGAAGAAATACGCGTCCGACCTGGCCTTTCGGGAGAGCGGTGGAGCGAGATGCTCTCCCCTTTTTGGATAATGCCCGTGCGTAGTGTCAGGGGCATCAGAAGTAATCCTGCGCTACGTTCTGTAGGCGGATGAGATCGGCGGTTTTATACTCGATGCGCCCCGGACGTTTGCAGGGGACAATCTTGTCTGAGGCCACCCACCGCTCGACGTTGGCTTTTCCAAACTGTTTCCAAGCCTGACGTTGGGAAAGCACGGGCGGCATCTTCTCCACTCGCCTAAGCTGACTGATCATCTGCGCAGCCAAGTCTTTGACAAAGGTCTCGTAGGTCACCTGCCGGTCGGCGAAGCTCATGTGAAAAGTGCTAAAACAATTTTGGCTCATAACTTGAATTTTTTGAGGTCATTGTAGGCGAACTTGATGCAGAGGCAGACGACTGCCAAAAAGGCAAGCCAGAAGGCCATCGTATGGAAGTCACCCATCAGGACGTAGTTAATAATAACGATCAGGGCTGCAATAAGCATCAGCCCGAACGCGACGAGAAGTAGCAATAACTCTATCATAGTATTATGTTTTTGAATGTGGTATGTGAACATAAAGGGGCTTAGGTGAGGTTTGACAAACCGAGCTTATCTCGTGCGCGTCACTGATATGGTCCGGTCCGTTCGGTTGGTGGAAGTGGAGAACTGCTTCTCTTGTTCCATGCCGGCACGGGCACACATGGTGCGGATAACACCAGTGCGCGATATAGGGTAGACTTTAGTCTCCCCAACATTCATTTGGCGAAGGTCCCGCCACGGTACGGAAGTCGAACTAATCTCAGATTGCTGCATAATGTTGAGAAATTAGGAGTTAATAATATTTGAATTTGGTTGGTCTGCTATTGAGTTATTTGGTAGTTATTTTAACTTTGTATGAGCAAATAAAAATCAGACCGGAGCTATACATAATCATAATTATAGGCACTAAAGGCATTAAACTGAGGGAATGGATGGGTCCTTAGTCTCATCTTGTATTGGATATTTACCGACGATTTCTTTACACTTATACATAAAATAGCGTTGGAAGCCTGATTGGTCGGGCAAGCGCTGCATCTCTTCCATCAGCGCAGCATATTCATCGTCATTTCCTTTGAGTAGGGATTCTCTCCACCGCTTATAGAAGGCTTCATAGACATGATAGTTCTCTATCTTGATGCCCAACTTGGCAGCTATCCTGTTGTCCTTATCAAGAAGAGAAAGAACACTTAGTACACTCCATGCTATAGGAATCCACATGATTGTACCTACTAATGCTCTCAAAAGAAGCATCTGCGTAATAAGACCAGACACGTAGTAACATACCCATGTCGTACCGATTAAACTGGCTGTTTGAAGCCAAAAGAGTGCTTTTCTCATAGCGGTTTATAGTTTTCTTGGTTTCACTTTCTTTCTAAGATGGCTATGAGCCGCGTTATCTGCTCCTGCGCAACCGACATCTGCTCCTGTACTTTTTCCGTCGTTTTCCGCTGAGCTGCAATCTCTTCAAGAAATTTGTTAATTATTTCTTCCGACATCGAATTGACATCTCCAAATTGCGAAATGTGGTCGCTATTCTCCACGTGTTGCGAAATAGGGGTGGTGTTAAGCATCTCCCCCTCGCCGGTTAATAACCAGTTTTTATTCAGTTCTGGGAACTCTAAGAGGATTTCTTCCAATTTGCCTAAAGATGGCTCATGCTTTAGTGCTCTCAGGTACCCGTTTGAAAATTTACATCTCCGCTCAAACGCGCTCACCGAAATGTTTTTATAACGCATAAACGTTATAATTCTTTCTTTTACAGTATTTTCCATACGAGATTAAATTTAGAACAATTATAAATGTTTGGGTTACTCTATAAAATTCTAAGAAAAATAGAGGATTCATAATCTGCAATCTTCTATATTTGCACCGCAAACCAATCAATCAGATATCGGACTATAATTATGATTATGTATAGAACGCGCCTCCACCCGGAAGCGCGTTTTCTTTTGTATAGTTAGTCTAAGATGAGGCGAAGAGCGTTGAGCCACCCCTCTCCTACCCCACGAGTAGGGTGCTTGGAGCGCCGAGGTGTACTCCCGATAGAGGCCAAATCAAAACAAGGTGAACGCGATGAGGTTGGCGCGGCAGCTGCTTCAGACGGCAGGCACAGAGAGCAGGCCCAAGCGCCCTGTAGCTTTTATCAGAGTGTTGCGCGAGCTGGTTTTGTTCCCCGATGAGGTAAAAGGAGACGCACAAAACCAACTACGGGCAGCCCTCAATGCAAACCGAGCGAGAGGCGACCTACTTGGCACTATAATTTGAAGGTTTGCGAGGTTGTATTGCAGATTTATTCCTCAAAATTTTGGAAACAGTATCCAAATGGCTACTTTTGCCACATCAAAACGAATCAATGAAAAAGCATGAACTCATTAAAAAATTAGCCTTGGGAGGTTGTTATTTCTACAAAGAGGGAAAGAACCACGAGCTATGGTATAGCCCAATCACCCACCAAGCGTTCCCTATTACGCGACACGATTCCGAGGAGATTGCAAAGGGAACACTGAGAGCTATAGAACGAGAATCAGGAGTAAAATTATAATACTACACTTATGAAAGTCACCGCTATTATTGAACGAGCCAACACTGGTAACTACAGCATTTACACATTGGAAGAGTTTGACGGCTTCGGTTTATTTGGCTACGGCGACACCGTCCAGGAGGCGAAAGAAGACTTCTTCGATGCCTACAAAGAGTTCAAGGAAGAAATGCCGGAGAAAGTCCCCGAAATTGAGGTCACATTCAAGTACGACGTTTCCAGCTTCTTGCACAGTTTCAGTAAGAGTTTAGGGTTGTCCGGCTTACAGCAAATCACCGGTATCAACCGGAAGCAGTTAAGTCACTATCTGAACGGCCATAGCAAACCTTCTAAGGCGACAGTCCGCAAGATTGAATCCGGATTACATCGTTTTATCGCCGACCTTCAAGATGTCTCCTTTGTGTGATGCTTTTGCTCACCTCAAAATTAAGGTGAGCAGACCTCGCTGAGGCGTATCCGTGCCGCGTAAAGTCCGTAGCTCCAGCACTTTCAGCCGAAATACTTGGATAGGCAAAAGAAACCGATTATATTTGCCGCACATCCGCAATCGAAGAAACAATGGAAGCACCCCCAATCGCCATGCCGGCGCAGATTTATCCGGTCGGTACGCAAGATTTTGCCAAGTTGAGGAATGAACAATGCGTCTACGTAGACAAGACGGCGCTTATCTATCAGATGACGCGCCGGTCCAACTACGTGTTCTTGAGCCGCCCCCGACGGTTCGGGAAGTCCCTGCTTTGCAGCACGATGAAATATTATTTCGAAGGGCGTCGCGACCTGTTCTCCGGTCTGGCTATCGAACAGTTAGAGCAGGAGTGGACGGAATATCCCGTCATCCACATCAGCTTGAACGAAGTCCAAGGCACCAACCTCGACACCATCGATGCGAAACTATACGACCAATTCGAACCTTACGAGAAAATATATGGCGGAGGCCCCAGTAAAACGCCGGGCATTAAATTCAAAGAAATCGTACTGAATGCTTATCAGAAGACCGGAAAGGGCGTCGTGGTCATCATCGACGAATACGATGCTCCGCTACTGCACGTCTTAGGCAAGCCTGAGATGTTGGGAGCCGTGCGCGAGAAGATGTTGGAGTTCTACATGCCCCTGAAGAACTTAGATCCCTATCTGCGTTTCTGCTTTATCACGGGCATTACGAAGTTCTCGCAACTGAGCATCTTCAGCACCATCAATAACCTTAAGAACATCTCGATGTCGGAAGATTATGCCACAATATGCGGCATCACGGAGAGCGAGGTGCACCAATACTTACACGACGGGGTAGCCACCCTGTGCCAGAAGTTAGGCTGTACGGAAGCGGAGTGTTTTGCAGAGCTAAAGAACTTCTATGATGGATACCATTTCGGCAAAAAGTCTGAGGATATT